GCTAAGCGTAAACTAACGGATATTACTTTCGATCACGAAGGTGCTCACATTGCTCTAGTGAACGCCAGCCAAGGTCATGGTGCTAATAATCATCATTACACCTTGCTAATGAAGAACCAGAACTTCTCACAGGAGTTTATTGAGAAGGCTTCTCAGGTAAAAGTAACGATGCCTATCGAGCAGTTCCTGAGTAGATTCTTTGGGATGTATTCAGAGCAAGCTGAAGTACTTGCCCGTGCCCTAGGCTTCAAGACCGTCGCAATGGATAAGCAAGAACTAGAAGCACAGGAAGACCAGCTTGAGATGAAGGAACAAGAAATTGATCCTGAGATGCCTGAAGAACCAGAAGGTAAAGAATACGAATACGAAGACTGGATTCAATCTCAGCTAGAAGCATTTGAGATTATGAAGTCCATGAAAGAATCTGATTCGATGATTGATCTAATGTCTAAGCTAGACGAAGACGATTACCTAGCTCTGCTAAATGATCAAGCTCTAATCGAGAAAGCCTTCCGTAAGCTAGAACGTGCTGAGAAAGCACTGCTGAAGAAGCAAAAAGAATCTACTGTAATTGCTCCAGAAGCACCAGCAGATGAACCCTCTGTTACTGTAGGGGTAGTGGAGGTTGAAACCTCTGTTGTTAATAAAGCAAATAAGGAAACCAATATGACACAAGAAGTTCAGGTTGAACAAAGGTCGAAATGGTTGAGAAGAGTCAACTGGAACAACTCCTAAAGGCTCAAGCTGATATGCAGGTTGAACTGCAGAAAGCTCGTGATCTTCTCAGCGTTTACGAACAAGAAAAGAAAGATGCTATTGCAAAAGCACGTAAGCAAGAACTGACTGCTGCTGTTAAGCAAGCTGATGTTGCTGAAGTACTTTTCAAGGCAGTCAAGGATGCTGCTGACGAAGACTTCGCTGCTGTAGTCAAGGCTCTAGCTGATATGCAAGCTGTAGTTGAGAAATCAGCTATGTTTGAAGAGCAAGGTGCTTCTGAAACAGACCAAGGATTTGCAGAACAGGACGATCCCTACGGCGTAAAGAAGCGGTTGGGTATGCAAGCCAAGAAACACCAAAGAGAAATGCGCCAAATGCAAGAGCATTTGATGCGAATGCAAGAACAACTCGGCGGTGATAGTGCCAATCCTCAACAATCAGCATATAACACCAATCCTTATCCATCACCTGGCCAGCCTAACCCGCCAGCCATGTCGGAAGAGGAAAAAATACAAAAGGCAGTACGCTTTGCGCTCGGAGCTAAGGAACACGAAGAGCAACAAGCTAAGGCAGCCGAAAGACAGGCTCATGTGCACAAACAGTATCAACGTTTGAATGATGAGTTTGATAAGGCTTCCGATAAGTACGATGATTTTGACGATGTAGTAAGAGGCGATGATGTTCCTTTTACTCCACATGTGCGGGATGCACTGTTACTCGTTGAGAATCCAGCCGAAGTAGCTTACCGATTAGGCAAAAACAAATCTGAACTCGAAAGAATTTCACGACTCCATCCCTTAGATCAAGCACGTGAAGTGAATAAGTTGTCATTTTCTCTGATGGGCGGTAATAGCGGTAAAACGCAAAGCCCTACTAAAGCTAACCCTTTAGGAACAGTTAGAGCAAATCCAGCCCATTCATCCACTGCTGTTACGGACAAAACTCCGCCATCTGTTATCAGAGCGCGGATGAAGGCTGGCACATGGAAGTGAGCCAAGGGTTTTAAGGATAAGACTCTCAGAAACTCTTGGACACAGCCAGGTGCTATTTAAAGGATTAAATGGAGACCTAGCAAATGGCTAACCAATTTATTACAACCGACTTAGTGTCGAATACAGCATTGGCAATGTTTGCCAACAATGCTCCCTTTGTAATGACTGCTTCTCGTATTTACCAAGATGACTTCGTGTCTTCTGGTTATAAGATTGGCGATACATTACAAGTTCGTAGACAAAACCATTTCATCGTAGGTGACGGTTCTGTTGCAACGCCACAATCAATCATTGAAACGGTTGAAAGTATTGTTGTAGCGCACCAATACCACGCGTTGATTGCCTACACCATCCAAGACTTGTCATTAAGAATTGAAGACTTTTCTCGTCTATTTATTGCTCCTGCTATTCAGGAAGTAATTACTCAGATGGAAAAAGACATCGCTTCTGCTGCTGAACAAGAATTGAACTTCTTTACAGGTACAGCGGGCGTAGCAATTAACTCCTTCACCACTGTAGATACCGCTGGTGCTAAATTGCTTGAGCAAGGTGTGAACATCGCATCTGATGCTTATATGGCAATGACAGTACGTGACGGTTCTAGCTTAAAAGGTGCGTTGTTAAACAATTTCACTCCTGTATTTAACGAAGACATCGTTCGAAGCTCTGCAATTGGTCACTTGTCCTATTTCGACATTTTCCAATCTCAGAATATCAAGCGTCATACAGCAGGTGCAGGCCCACGCCTTCATTCTTCTGATGCATTGCTTGTTAACGGTGCTGTTTCTTCTGGTAACACCATTGTTATGGACGGCGCAACTATATCTGTTACTGATTACTTCGTAGTTGGTGATGTGATTTCCATTGCTGGTGTTCAATCCGTTAACCCTGTAGGTCGTGCTGCTACTGGTCAAGACATGCAATGGGTTGTTACTGCCAATGCAAGTTCTGATGGTGCTGGTAATATCACTGTTCTCGTTAGCCCAAGCATTATCTCTGATACTGCTAATCCTAACCGTAACGTAAGCAACGCTGTTCCAAACAACGCTGCTGTCACTATGGTTGGAAGTCATAACGTGAACGTGGCTTATCCTAGCCGTGGCTTAGATATCGTTTGTCCTCCGCTTTACAAGTTGCAAGTTCCTTATGCTTCTGTTGCGGTTGACCCTGAAACTGGTCTGTCTCTTGCTGTTACTCAAACAGGTGACATTCTTGGTTATCAGAACTACATGCGTATTGACTTGTTGTGCGGCTTTAAGTGGCATCAACAATACGCCGTTCGTGTACTGTCTTAAGGAATTGCCCGATGCTAACTTGCGTATATCACCCAATCGATGACTTTAGGGTCGTTGAAGAAGATGAAGCAGACCGCCTGATGGCATCGGGTGTCTGGTTTGACAGCCCGATAAAGGCAAAAGAATATCGCGCGAAAGTAGAAGATGAAATTAAGAATGAGGCAGAGGCAGAAGTGTCAAAGCCCAAACCTAAGGGGAAATCAAATGAAAGATAACAAGATGGTTCAGTCAAACAATGCGTTTGTTAAAGCCGAACAACAAAAGATGAAAAAGCGTATGGGCGATAGACCTGGTGCACCTGCTGAAATGAAGCATTTTAACGCATTCATGAGCAATGATGGTGAAAATGCTAAAGAGTCTGCACGTAAACTTTGTTCAGGATTAGATGACGCGTTTCCTTTGAAATAAGTCTATGCAATCGACATGTCATCACGATGTGTCGATTTTTTATGATTTGTTCAACATAAGGAACGGCCATGGCTCAAGTATTGAGGACTACCAATGAGTTAATTATTAACTCGCTATATCTTCTTGGTGAATTAGGTGTTGGTGAAACCCCTGATGCATTCATGCTATCGTCTGGCCTTGAACTTATAAACGAGCTGCTTGATAAATTCGCAGCAGACAGTATTTATGTTCCTTATTTAACCGAATTAAGTTTTAATATGGTAGCAGGTCAAGGTACTTATACCGTATCTGATATGATTCCTGCTGATGTCTCATCCGATAGAATTATCGACCTATCCTTTGCAAATTACACAGTTCCTAGTGCTGGACAAGGCATTATTTACCCTATGCAAATCATTAATAAAGCGCAATATTATGGTGTTACGCGCTTATTACCATTGCAAACAAGACCTGGGTTTATATTCCTTGATAAGCAGCCACTAGAAAGCCTAGTAACAATTTATCCGCAACCAGACCAACCCTACCCTTGCTTGCTTGGCGTAAAAGTCATGTTAAACAAGTTAATAGCCAATCAAAGCCTTGATGAGCTGCCTCCTTTTTATTATGGGTTTTTGAAATACTGCTTGGCGCGTAAATTCTTATCTTATTATCCATCAGGAAATTGGCCTGATACGGCTGAACAAGAGTATCAAGATTATTTTAGTACCATTAA